CAGTAGGTGTTCTCGTTCATAGGGTGTACCTCCTTGCTTGATTTGGAAGCTGTGCGGCTTCCCGCGACTGGCGTGCCAGTTTCGGCCCGGAGCCACCGGGCCATCGTCAGGCGGGGCAATTCGGAAGCGTGTGTCAGGAGGCTTGTCTCCAGGCGGCGTTGCCAGGCAGGCTCTTGAGGAGGTGTTCGCGAGCGGTTGCGAATTCGTCTCCGATGAAGCCCAGCCGGAGGAGCCAGCAGCGGAAGGTGTACTTCGGGTTGTCCGTTTCGGGGCGTCTCGGGCTGGCGGCGCCCGCAGCGAGGGCTTGGGCGCTGATGGCGAGGCAAAGCTGGATGTAGGCTTTGATCTTGCCCGCGTGGAGGGTCGCCTCGAAAGCGCGGAACTCGATGGTGTGTGCTGGACGCTCGGTGGAGAAGGTCGCGTGGAGGTTGAGCAGGTGGTAGCGGCTGGAGTCGTAGTGCCTTCCCGTACACCGCCACCATTCGTCGTAGGTTCCGCCCGAGTAGGTGTACCAGACCCGCGCGAAGTCCTCCATCGTCTTTGGCTTGATGCTGTTCAGCTTCCGAAGGAATTCCGGATCGACCGGCTTGCACCAGCGTCCGCGGCGTTCGGGTGTGATTCCGAGGGCCATGGTCAGAAGGTCTTCCTTCGCGTTGACGATGTTGACCAGGTTTCGGAGCGTCTTGGGAGTGTGCGAGCCCAGCCCGACGTGGATGTGAATTCCGCAGGAGCTGTCGACCTTGGCGCCAGCGTTTCGAAGGGCGCGAACCACCTTCTGGACCATCTCGATGTCCTCCCAGCGGCACACCGGGCTGACCACCTCCGCCGAAGGGTCGGTGACCGAGCCGTCTTTTTCGACCGTCCAGTGCCGCCCGTCGGGCATGGGCACCTTCCAGTCGTCGAGGTGTGCGCCTACGTACCGCGCGGTCGTTCCGAAAAACCGTGCGATGGCTTCCGCTGTGCCTCTGCGACCGAGACCCGTGGTTTCAATCTCGATGCCGAAAGTCTGTGTTTTCATGGGGTTGCCTCCTTTTCGCTTCCCGTGGGGTGTGCCCCGCGGCGTGACACATTCATCACTCTTTTCGGGCGAAAAAGCAACCCGACGGAACCACCAAATTATCCGCCCCAATGACGGTGCGCCATCGACAAAGAAAAGGGGCGAAAGGCAGTTCCTTCCTATATGCGCGCGGAAAGGCTTTTTCGAAGCCCCCAACTTTTCCGCCGAAACCGCCCGAAGATTCCCTGCACATGGCCAAATAACCCTACACGCCCCGCCAGCTTTCTCCGCCAGTTTTCGCCCCAGCACAGCCCCGTTGCCCGCCTTTTTCGCGGCAAAAAGGGGCTCTTTTGCCCCCAACGCCCGCCTTACCCGCCTTTTTGCCCGCCCGAACGCCCCGTTTTGCCCCGGCGCCGCCCGTTTTTTGCCCGGCGCGCGCCCGGATGAAGCCCCGGCTGGCCCCGGTTTTGCCCGGAACCCCGGCGCCCGCGCACACCCCCGGGACCCCCGGAAGCCCCCGCGTGTGCGGCTTTTTCGCCCGCCCGCGCCCGCTTCCGCCCGCCGTGCGCCGCCCGAGCGCCCGAAGGTTGCCCCGCCCGCCGCCGAAACCGCCCTGCCGTACGCCGCCAGCCCGCCCGTTGCCGCCGTACGCCGCCCGAAGGTCAGCCGCCGCCCCACCGAGGCACAGCCTTGGGGGTGGCAACCCCGACTGCCGAGGTCGGCTTTCCCGCTTCGCCGAGAAGAAGTGTGCGACCCCTAGGGGGGATCAGATCCCTGGGCATGACGGGTAAGCGACCGCCGCCCCCTCTCGCGTGAAATTCCGCGAAATTCGGGGCCCGGGGTATTTGCCACAAAACAGAAAAAGCGCCGTTTTTGGCGCTGATGCATGCCTCTGTAGTTCAACCGGCAGAATCGCCGTTTCATACGCGGCAGATAGCGGTCCGATTCCGCTCGGAGGCCCCAGATTTTCAATGATTTCTCCAGAAAGGAGTATGTGATGAACACTCAAATGAACCTTCAGCGAATCAGCATTGATAAGCTGAAGCCCGCCAAATACAACCCACGCAAGGATCTCAAGCCCGGCGATCCCGCCTACGAAAAAATTAAGCGAAGTCTGCACGATTTCGGCTATGTTGACCCTGTCATCTGGAATGAAGTCACTGGCAATATCGTCGGCGGTCACCAGCGTTATAAGGTGCTCAAGGCTGAGGGCGTGACGGAAATCGACTGTGTTGTTGTCCATATTGAAAACCCGCAGGATGAAAAGGCTCTCAACGTGGCGCTGAACAAGGCTGTCGGTGAAAGGGAACCCAAGGCACTGGCAGATCTTCTGCAGGATCTTCAGCTATCTGGCTACGATGTGGGCGCTACCGGGTTTGATGCCGCTGAGGTTGATGACCTTTTTTCCAAGGTTCATGACAAGAACGTCAAGGACGATGACTGCGATATCGACCCGGAAGCCATGCAGCCCTTTGTACAGCCGGGCGATGTATGGACGCTGGGCAGGCACAAAATGGTCTGCGGTGACAGCACCAATCCCGATCATGTTGATCTTCTGATGGATGGTTTGAAAGCCAATCTGGTGGTTACCGATCCGCCCTACAATGTGGCTTATGAATCCGCTGACGGCAAATCCATCCAGAATGACAGCATGGCAGACGAAAAGTTCTATGAATTTCTGCTTGCCGCATTTCGCAATATGGCTGCTCATATGGCGGAAGGCGGCTCTGCTTATATCTTCCATGCCGATACGGAAGGGCTGAACTTCCGCAGGGCGTTCAAGGAAGCCGGCTTCCACATCAGCGGCGTCTGTATCTGGGTCAAGAATTCCCTTGTTCTGGGCAGAAGCCCCTATCAGTGGCAGCATGAGCCGGTTCTCTTTGGCTGGATGCCCAACGGAAAGCACCGCTGGTTCTCCGACCGCAAGCAGACCACAATCTGGAACTTCGATAAGCCGAAGCATTCCAAGGAACACCCGACCATGAAACCGATTCCGCTGTTGGCATACCTGATTAAAAACAGTTCTGCGCCCAATGGTGTGGTGATGGATCTGTTCGGCGGCTCCGGCAGTACGCTCATGGCCTGTGAACAGACCGACCGCATCTGCCGCACGATGGAACTCGATCCTCGATATGCCAGCGTTATCGTGCAGCGTTATGTAGATTCTGTCGGCGCGGATAGCGTGAAAGTTCTTCGTGACGGCTGTGAACTCACATACAGCGAAGTGACCGCTTAATTATGTGCCTATTCTTTCAGAAAGGAGGTGTGCCAGATAGCTACACGAGGCAGAAAGCCCAAGCCGACCGCACTAAAGCTGCTGGAAGGCAACCCGGGCAAGCGCCCGATCAACGAGCATGAGCCGATCCCGCCCAAGGGTACGGTCAAATGCCCGACATGGCTGGAACCGGAAGCAAAAAAGGAATGGAAGCGGCTGGCTCCCTCCTTGGAAGCGATGGGCGTGCTGACGCAGGCAGATCTGACCGCTTTTGCTGGCTACTGTCAAGCTTATGCCAGATGGAAAGAAGCTGAAGAATTCATCTCACAGCACGGTTCCATCTTCCAGACGCCGTCGGGCTATGTACAGCAGGTACCGCAGGTCAGCATCGCCCAGCAAAACCTCAAAATCATGCAGAGTTTCTGCTCGGAATTTGGTCTGACACCCGCCACTCGCGCCCGTATTATCGCCAATGGTGGCGGTAAGGACGATGCTTCCTCGGATGATCCGATGGAATCCCTGTTGAAGGGAGGTTGGTAATATGGCGTTTGACGAGCGAAAAGCCCAGCGTGTGACGCGCTTTATTGAGGCGCTCAAGCACACAAAGGGCGAATTTCATGGTAAGCCATTTGAACTGCTTCCCTGGCAGGAGAAGGTTATCCGCGATGTATTCGGCACTGTGCGAGATGATGACCCCACCATGCGGCAGTACAACACCGCATATATCGAAATTCCCAAGAAAAACGGCAAGTCTGAGCTTGGTGCCGCGCTTGCGCTCAATATGCTCATCAATGATGATGAGTGGAAAGCTGAGGTATACTCCTGTGCTTCGGATCGCCAGCAGGCCGCCATCGTATTCGATGTTGCAGTCGATATGGTCAGGCAGTCCCCGGCGCTCATGAAGCGCATCAAGATCATTCCGTCCACCAAGCGCATGGTGTATCAGCCCACGGGCAGCATCTATCAGGTGCTGTCCTCCGAGGTTGCCACCAAGCATGGTCTGAACGTTTCGGCCTGCATCTTTGACGAGCTCCACACCCAGCCAACCCGCGCTCTTTATGATGTTATGACGCAGGGCTCCGGTGACGCCCGTAAGCAGCCGCTGTGGTTTTTCCTCACGACTGCAGGCACCGACCGAAACTCCATCTGCTGGGAAGTGCATCAGAAAGCCGTGGATATAATCGAGGGCCGCAAGGTCGATCCTCGTTTCTACCCGGTTATATTCGGTCTGCCGGATGAAGCGGACTGGACAAGCGAAGAAAACTGGTACAAGGCCAACCCGTCGCTCGGAGAAACCATTTCTATAGATAAAGTCCGGGACGCGTACAGGAAGGCCCTGGAGACGCCCGCTGATGAAAATATGTTCCGTCAGCTGCGTCTCAACCAGTGGGTCAAACAGTCCGTTCGCTGGATGTCTATGGATAAATGGGACGAATGTGGACGGACTGTTGATCCGTATTGGCTGGAAGGCCGACCGTGCTATGCAGGACTAGACCTTTCCAGCACCTCCGACCTTACAGCCCTGGTGCTTGTATTCCCGCCGACCTCCGAGGAAGAGCCCTATTGGGTTCTTCCTTTTTTCTGGCTCCCGGAAGATACGCTGTCTCTGCGAGTCCGGCGAGATCATGTTCCGTATGACCAATGGGCGCGGATGGGTTTTATCAAGACGACTGAAGGAAACGTTGTTCATTACGGCTTCATCGAACAGTTCATCTGCCAGCTGGGAGAACGGTATAACATCCGCGAAATCGCTCATGACCGCTGGAACGCAACCATGATGGTTCAAACGCTTGAAGATGACGGCTTCACGATGGTTCCCTTCGGTCAGGGCTTCAAGGATATGAGTCCTCCTACGAAAGAACTGATGCGTATTGTACTGGAGCACAAGCTGGCACACGGCGGTCATCCGGTTCTGCGCTGGAACATGGACAATGCCTACGTCCGCACCGATCCCGCCGGCAACCTGAAACTGGATAAAGAAAAATCCACCGAAAAGGTGGACGGCGCAGTTGCCCTGGTCATGGCGCTTGACCGGGCTATGAAGAACCTGAGCAGCGGCGATTCGGTGTATAACCACCGTGGGCTGCTGGTACTGTGAGGTGAGCAGATGCCCAGAAAACCGAAACGACCATGTCGTCATCCGGGCTGTCCCAACCTCTGTGACAGCGGCGTTTACTGCAAAGATCACGCTGAATACAGTACTGATCGCATGCGAGGCAACTCCGCCGAGCGCGGCTACGACAGCAAGTGGCGCTCTGCCCGGGCGCTATTCCTCAAAAAGAATCCGCTCTGTGTGAAGTGCAGAGCGGCCGGCAAGCTGACGCCCGCAATCGTTGTTGACCATATCATACCGCATCGCGGAGATATGGAGCTGTTTTGGGACAAACGAAATTGGCAGCCCCTTTGCAAGGACTGCCATGATCATAAGACAGGTATGGGATTGTAATCAGTAAATTCAGATGCACTTACGGACGAGCGCTTCATCCTGAATGGCTTCATCAAGCAGACGGCTCAGGAATGAAGTATATCCCTTGCCGTAGGACTTAGCGATTCTCATCGTCTTAGGAGAGAGTCGGAGCGATAAGGTCTGCTTATTGCGCTCTTCCTGACTCATCCGCTTAAACTGCAGCAGCATATCAGCGGTCATTTCCGGACTGTCAGTATCGAACACAGGATGCATCTGCTCTGCTGCTTCAAGCTCCTGCATCTCTTCGCTGGAGAGCGTTCTGTCCAAGTCTTTAATACTCATCTTCACCATGCTCATACCTCACTTTCTCTGGCACCGTTGCCAGTCTTGCTGAAATCAGTCGAACTACATTGCCTTCGCGGAAGGCACAGACGACGAACAATACTTTGCCCACCTTGCCAAGGATATCATACCGTACTTCCTGCGGATGCTCTTCGTCCTCGCGTATGAGCTTGTAGGGGTCGAGAAAAACCTTCGCTGCCGTAGAAAAATGAATGCCGTGCTTGCGGAAATTGATGCGCTCCTTTTCCTCGTCCCACTCAAAGGAGGCATTTTCCAGATCAAATTCAAAATACTCGTACATAGCTGCTCCTTTCAATTCAATCTTACCATAGTATATTGCAAATTACAATACAATTTGCATTGCACGAGGAGGAATTTACTTGAAAAATCCATTCGCCCGCATGTTTCGAGCGCGGGACAAGCCCACTGATGCTGTATCCTCGGCACCGACCTTTTACTTCGGTACCAGCGCATCCGGCAAGGCGGTAAATCCGTCCTCTGCTATTCAGGTGTCTGCGGTTTACGCTTGTGTACGTGTTATTGCGGAGACCATTGCCAGTCTGCCGTTCCATGTGTACGAAACCACAGAAAACGGAAGCAGGAAAGCCCCGGAACATCCGCTGTACCGGCTGATCCATGACGAACCCAACAGGGAAATGACCTCGTTCATCCTGCGGGAAACGCTGCTGACGCATCTTTTGCTGTACGGCAATGCCTACTGCCAGATCATCCGCACAGGCAGAGACAGGATCGACAGCCTTTATCCGCTTCTGCCGGACAAGATGGAAGTTGACCGGGATGCTGGCGGCTTGCTGATGTACACCTATACAACCAGCGACGGCAAACGCTGGCGGCTTGACCCGCGAGATGTGCTTCACATTCCGGGGCTGGGCTTTGACGGCATCATGGGCTACAGCCCGATTGCCCTTGAGAAGTCAGCCATCGGTCTGGGCATTGCCGCCGAGGAGTATGGCAGCAAGTTCTTCTCCAACGGTGCACGCCCCAGCGGCATCCTGACGCATCCGAATACGGTGAAAGACCCGGCTGCACTCAGGGCCAGCTGGAACGCTGCTTACGGCAGTTCATCCAATGCCAGCCGTGTGGCTGTACTGGAGGAAGGCATGACCTTCGTCCCCCTGAGTCTGCCGAACAACGAAGCGCAGTTTCTGGAAACCCGTAAGTTTCAGGTGTCCGAAATCTGCCGCATCTTTCGTGTGCCTCCGCACATGATTGGCGATCTGGACAGGGCGACATTCAGCAATATCGAGCATCAGTCCATCGACTTTGCCGTTCATACCATCCGCCCGTGGCTGGTTCGCATTGAGCAAGCTGCCAACCGCGCTCTTTTCTCTGATAAGGAGAAGGGGCGCTTTTATGTGCAGTTCAATCTGGACGGTCTCATGCGCGGCGACTACAAAAGCCGCATGGAAGGCTATGCAATCGCACGCCAGAACGGTTGGATGAGTGCCAACGACATCCGTGAACTGGAAAACATGAACGCCATGTCTGACGAAGAAGGCGGCAATGCCTACCTTGTCAACGGCAACATGATCCCCGTCAACCTTGCCGGCATCACTGCTTTCCTCGCTGCCGCGGCATCTGCTGCGCAGGCAGAAAACAGCGATACAGAGTCTGACGGAAACACACCTGAGCAAGAAGAAACGCCGCCCGCCGAGGACAGCAATCCCCGGAAGCGGCGAAAACCGAAAGGAGGCAGCGCACCTTGAGCCAGATGACATTGGGCAGTCTTTTTGACGGCATCGGCGGTTTTCCGCTGGCAGGCATCAAGTCGGGCATTCGTCCCGTCTGGGCGTCTGAGATTGAGCCGTTTCCCGTGCGCGTGACGCAGAAGCGACTGCCCGATATGAAGCATTACGGCGATGTGAGCAAACTGAATGGAGGCGATCTGGAGCCGGTGGACATCATCACCTTCGGTTCGCCCTGTCAGGACCTTTCCATCGCCGGCAAGCGAAACGGACTGGACGGCGCACGTTCCGGTCTGTTCCGTGAAGCAATCCGAATTATCACAGAAATGAGGTGCAAGACCAATGGACGATTCCCGCGCTGGGCTGTCTGGGAAAACGTGCCGGGTGCCCTGTCCTCGGCGAACGGGCGCGACTTCCGGGAAGTCCTCGAAAGCCTCATCCGCATCAAAAACCCCGAAGCAGATGTTCCTATGCCTGACAGCAGCAAGTGGCTGCCAGCCGGCGAGATCCTGGGAGACAATTATTCTCTCGCCTGGCGAATCCTCGATGCCTCGAAGGGCTGGGGAGTCGCACAAAGACGGAAACGTATATTTGCTGTCCTCGATCTTGATGGACAATGTGCCGGATCGGTACTCTTTGAGTCCGAAGGCCTGTCAGGGTATACTCCGCCGCGCTGCGAAACGAGGCAAGGAACTGCCCGAGGTGCTGAGGAAGGCGCTGGAGAGGCAGGCCTCTGCCTGAACGACCAGGGCGGCAGCCGCATGGATGTCACCTGTGAGATGACCTCCACCCTCCGGGCAGAAGCCCACCATCCGCCCTGCATCATGGGCGCATCCGGTTTCTGTACCGAGCACAGCGCCGACAGCCGCAGCATTGGATATCAGAAGGAAGAAAGTCCTACGCTGCGTGCCGGGGTGACACCCGGTGTGGCGATTGAGTTCAATCCTACGGACAGCCGCATCAAGCTGAGAGAAGACGGTATCTGTCAGACGCTTCTTTCCCGAATGGGTACAGGCGGTAATCAGGTGCCGCTGGTATTCGGTATCAGCGCCGATCAGAGCAATGCCATGCTGTCGGATAACCCGCACAGCGGCGTATACGAAGCTGATACCAGCAGAACACTCGACTGCAACGGCGGTTCGCCGGCATGCAATCAGGGCGGTATGATGGTTGTTGAACCTGTCTATGCCGTTACCACCGGTGAATTCACGGCTGTCGGTCAGGAACAAGCACCTCCGCTCATGGCGAGAGACTGGAAAGATCCGCCCGTTGTGGGCAGGCCCTGCGAGGAATACCTGGTCAGGCGGCTTACTCCGGACGAGTGCTGCCGACTGCAGGGATATCCTGACGGCTGGTGCAAGGATCTGGAAAGTGAAGATCCTGATGAGGACGAAATCCGTTTCTGGACTGATGTTTTCCAGGAATGGGATGCCATCAACGGCAAACCCGACAAAGTGCGCAGCCGAAATGCCATTCTCAAGTGGCTGACCGCGCCCAACTCAGATGCAGCTGAATACAAGGCATACGGAAATAGCGTTGCTGTGCCGTGTGTCTTTTTTGTTCTCGCCGGCATCGTATGGGCGCAGAACGAGGAGGTGAAATCTTGAGAGTAATCAACCTGAACGGCTACATCGATGAGGAGGTCTGGTACGGTGACGAGATCACCCCTGACCTTCTCCATGATCAGCTATTCGCAGAGGGCGAGGATCACAGTCTTCCTGTCCGCATCATTCTGAACAGCTACGGCGGTTCGTGCAACGCGGCGGTCAGGATGTTTGATGATGTCCGAGCCTATCCCGGTGATGTTCACATCATCGTATCCGGAACAGCTGCTTCTGCCGCCACTGTACTTGCAATGGCTGCGGACAGGCTGGAAATGACGCCCGGCTCCATGTGGATGATCCATGATCCCAGCGTTTTTGCTTTTGGCAATGAGCACGATCTGAACGATGCCATCCGCATGCTCAAGGCATGCAAGGAAAGCATCCTCAACGTCTATGCCCGCCGCTGTCACAAAAACCGGGATGAAGTAGCCACCATGATGACCGATACCACGTGGATGGATTCCCACAGGGCTCATACGGAAGGCTTCGTGGACGGCATCGTGGACATGGGCAGCGGCATCATCAATGCGGCTTACGACCGCACGGTTGTGCTGAAGGATGCTCAGGCAAAGGTCAGTCTGTGGATTGAACGCTCCCGACGCAGGATTGAACGGTGTGATAAAGACACCGATGAACTTGCTGCCGTGGCGGTCGTTTCCGTACCTGCAACGGATGCCGCAGCCGATTTGACCGAAGCAACCGATTCCGCAGCCGAATCCAGTTCCGAAGAATCCGTAACCCAGCCGGTCGAACCCGGCGTACCTGTTGCCCAGCTGCATAAGCGGCTGGAACTGATCAAACCCCGACATTAAAGGAGGAAAATCAATATGAGTAAGACTGCTGAACTCCGCCAGAAGCGCGGCGACCTGTGGGACAAGGCGAAGGCCTTCCTGAACGAGCACGCCGACGAAAACGGCATGATGAATGCCGAGGATACTGCAACCTATGAACGCATGGAAAAGGACATCGACAGCTTTGGCGCTGCCATTGACCGCGAGGAGCGTGCCGAGCGTCTGGAACGCGAACTTAACGCGCCCATCAGCAATGCGCTGACTTCCCGCCCGGAAAAGAACATTCTGGGCAAGCAGGGCCGCGCTTCCGATGAGTACCGCGACAACTTCTGGCGAATGGTTCGTGACCGCAGCGCCCACTACAGCGTATACAATGCGCTGCAGGTCGGTACTGACAGCGAAGGTGGTTTCCTTGTCCCTGATGAGTACGAGCGTACTCTGATTCAGGCTCTGGAAGAGGAAAACAAGCTGCGTTCCCTGTGCAAGGTGATCCGCACTTCTTCCGGTGACCGCAAGATTCCGCTGGTTGCCTCTCATGGCACTGCCAGCTGGGTTGATGAGGAAGGCCTGATCCCCGAGAGCGATGACAGCTTCGGCATGATCTCCCTCGGTGCGCACAAGGTTGCCTCCATCATCAAGGTTTCCGATGAACTGCTGCAGGACAGCGTGTTCGATGTGGAGTCCTACATCGCTGCTGAGTTTGCACGCCGTGTCGGTGACGCTGAGGAAGCTGCTTTCATCAACGGCGATGGTGCCGGCAAGCCCATCGGCATGCTGCACGATACCAACGGTGCTGCAACCGGTGTGACCGCTGCCAGTGCGACTGCTCTTGCCGCAGATGAACTGATCGATCTGGTGTACTCCCTGAAGGCGCCTTATCGCAAGCGCGCGATCTTCCTGTTCAATGACCAGACCATCAAGGCACTCCGCAAGCTGAAGGACGGCAACGGCCAGTTCCTCTGGCAGCCCGGTCTGCAGGCGGGTCAGCCCAACACCCTGCTGGGCTATAACTACGAGACTTCCACTCATATGCCCGTGATCGGCGCCGGTGCGAAGCCCATCCTGTTCGGTGACTTCTCCAGCTACTGGATCGCTGACCGCGATGGTCGTTCCATCAAGCGTCTCAACGAACTGTATGCTTCCACCGGTCAGATCGGCTTCCGCGTTACTCAGCGTCTGGATGGTCGTCTGGTGCAGCAGGAAGGCATGAAGTGTCTGGCCATGAAGGCCGGATCCTGATAAGGAGGATGTCCAATGAGTAACGGCTACAATGCGAAGAACTACTTTGCCCACGGCGGCAATGAGCTTGTCATCGGCGGCAAGCTCACGTTTCTTCCCGGGGCTGAAGTGGAAGGCGCTGACGCGCTGCCTGCCGCGTTCGCGGACGAGGAAATCGCGCAGATCCCGAACCAGAAGGAAAGCGAAGCGACGACTGTTGCCGCGCTCCGCGAGGACTTTAACGAACTGCTCAGCAAGCTGAAGGCCGCCGGCCTTATGGCCCCCGACACCGCTGAATGAGGTGATGCTCCATGATCCTCACCATTGACGAAGTGAAGGCCCATCTTCGTATTCAGCATGATGAGGAGGACGAGCTTATCTCCACCCTGATCGCACAGGCTCAGACTGTGGCTGAGGATTACTGCCGTGTGCAGTTCTCCGAATCCGCACCTGAGCCTGTGCGTCTCGCCGTGATGCTCATGGTCAGCCACTACTACGAAAACCGGGACAACCCGGACAGGCAGGTGTATGTGACCATGCGCGTTGCCTTTGAGAATCTTCTGTATCCGTACCGCGATCCTGCAAAGATGTTCTGAGGAGGTGGTTTCGCTTGCGAGGATACAAAAACTTTGAATCCGATCCGCATCCGGGAGACCTCCGCCATCTGGTAGAGATCGGCTATACGGAGAACAGGATCAACGAAAACGGCTATCCCGAAGAAACAGATATCGTTCTGTGCAAGGTCTGGTCAGCGGTTACCGATGCCGGCAACCAGCATTACCGCTCTGCCGATGTCATGAATACCGAGGCTGTTGTCAACTTCACCATCCGCTATCGTGCTGACGTTGTCCCGGGCATGTGGGTGCGCTTCCGCAATAAGAAGTGGCACATTTCCACTCTGGGCGAATACGGATTCCGGGGTCATTATCTTGGCCTTAAGGCATCAATCTCCGAGGGTGTGAGCGGATGAAGCAGGTTCAGAATGCGCTCAAGGATATCGGGATTCCCGTTATGGCGGGCGTGTGGAGAGCGACTTCTCCCAATCAGAATCCGCCTCAACAGTATGTGGTGTACTCCACCACCAAAACAGAGTCCAGTCATCACGATGACCACGTAAGCGCCGTTCGTACCTTTGTCTATCTCAACCTTTGGAGTGACACAGACCCGACTGCTATGGCTGACCGCATCCGCAGCTCCATGTATGCAGCCGGTTTTTCTATGGTCGAAGAATCCGATAAAGGCTACAACCAGCCCGCTTACGATACAGCCACACGTCAGTTCACAGTTCAGTGGACATGGTGCTGGCATGAGGAGGTGCATATCGATGCCCCTTGATACCGAAGGGCTTGAGGCTCTCCGAAATGATATCGCCCGGATGGCAGGCATCATGGATGCAGACGGTGCCGGTTCTGCGACTGCTAAGAACATTCTTCTCGCAGCCGCAGAGCCGATTCACCAGCAGATGAAAGCCACTGCCTCCAGCGATCCCAAGATCATTACCGGCGCACTGCATCGTTCTATTGAGATCGGCAGTGTCCGCAAGCGCAAGTACAGCGGAAAGAGCGTGACCATCGGCGTGCATCACTCTGCTGAAGGCGCTTACTACGCAAACCCTGTGGAGTTCGGACACGGCGGTCCCGCACCGGCTCCCGCTCATCCTTTCGTTCGTCCTGCCTACGATACCCGTGCAGATGAGGCCTATGCCATCATCCGGGAAGGCCTGCAGGACGCCATCGACAACCTGTAAGAATTGGAGGTAATTCAATATGGCAGGAACTCCTGTTGCTTCCCCGCAGGTCTCTTCGACTGTGGGTCTCAAGAATGTGGTTATTGCTCCGCTGGTCACTGATACCGATGCGGAGCACACCTATGGCGATCTTCAGCTGCTTGCCGGCGCTATCGAAGCGTCCATCACGCCTGAAAATGCTGATCCCGACATCCAGTACGCGGATGACGTGGAATTCGATACCCTGTATCCCGATCCCGAACTGAGCTTCAAGACCAAGATGGCGGATGTCCCTCTTGCAATCCAGGAGCAGATCTTCGGCAACCAGATCGACGACAACGGCGTACTGGTGCGCACCGCATCGGACAAGCCCGGCTACTTCGCTGTTGGCTTCAAGTCCGAGAAGGCTGACCATTCCTATCGCTATGTCTGGCTGTACAAGGTTCGCGCCAAGCCCGCCACCGAAAACTATGCGACCAAGGAAGGTACTACCGTGACCCGTCAGACCGGCGAAATCGAATGGACTGCCATCAAGCGCACCCATGACGGTCGCTATCAGGCAGTCGCTGACGAAGGCCAGAACGGTTTCACTGCTGAAAAGGGCAAGTCCTTCCTGTCTACTGTCTACGAACCGACCTTTACCACCGGTACCTGATAACCCACTCCGGCACACCTCATGCGCTCAAACATGGGGTGTGCCTTTTCTTTGGAGGTGATCCCGATGGCGCTTGAAGCGATGCAGCGCAACGGACACAATCTGGGGCTGGGCGTGTTCGAATGCGAAGGACTGTACGACACTCCGAAGCTGGAGCCGGTCCATTTCAACGAAAGAATAGACTGGATCAGCTTCAACTGTGCCGGAACAGACCGAAAGCGCAGCGTCCACGGTGTTCACTTCTTTGTGGACGATTACATTTTTGAGCGCACATGGCATGACCCCAGACGCTATGCGCTCCTTCTTTCTGAATTCAAGGCGGCTATGACGCCTGACTTCAGCCTGTTTACCGACTATCCCAGAGCCGTGCAGATCTACAACCATTATCGCAAGCATCTGATCGGCGCTTACTGGCAGAGCATGGGCATTACAGTCATTCCGTCCATCTGCTGGAGCGATCATAACAGCTTCGAGTGGTGCTTTGACGGCGATCCTGTCGGCGGATGCGTTGCAGTATCCTCCGTAGGCACCCAGAAAAGCCCGACCGCACGTGCTCTGTTTATGGACGGATACAACGAAATGCTCAGGCGGCTGAAGCCTGAGAAGATCATCTTCTTTGGCGATGTTCCATCTGCCTGCGGGGGCAACATCGAACGGCATGACCCTTTCTACAAAGCGGTTCATGCCCGAAGGCGGTGCTGACATGGGCGGACGAGGAGGTTCCAGCCATCG